TCAAGCCACCACCGGTAAGCGCGGCGAAGTGGACAAGAACTCTCGGTTCCTGTTGGCTATAGTCAAATGACCCCCACTTGCAACCTTCATCGGGGATGAAGATTGATCGTATCAACGGCCCGATGTCTTTGTTTCGTGCCGGAATTTGTTGTAAGTTTGGATTGTTGTACGAGAACCTACCTGTTGCTGTTCCCGATAATCCACTTTCACTTCTCATCTGATTTATGTTTGCGTGTATTCTACCTTCATGTTCGTGTCTAAATATGGTGTCAATAAAAGTAGCTCTAGCTTTGTTTGTTTCTCTTGCATGAACAATCTTCTTTGCTAGAGGATGTTTGTGTGTGTTTAAAAAGTTTTTATCAAACTTTGGTTGTTTTGTTATTCCTGTTCTGTCATAAGGTATGTTGAACTTATCAAATGCCTTTGCTACACTAACAGCAGACCACACTTCTACATCAATTCCTGTGTCTTTTTTTATCTCGTGTAGTATTGCTTTTTCTTGTTTTACAAAACCCTTTTCTATTCTTTTTGCTTTTTCTAAATTAACGCGAACACCCCTCCATGTCATGTCTAGCAGACAAGGAAAGAGCCGTGTTTCGAGATCAAAGATACTTGTTAACTCTTGCTTTATAATTTCTGGTTTAAATACTTGCCATAACTTTAATGTTAGGTCAGCATCTTGTTCCGCGTATGGACCAACGTGCATAGCGGGTAGTTTATACATTTCTGATTTTGCATCAACGCCCCACTCTCTTGCGGCTTCATACAATCCCGCTTCTGATTTTGTTTCTTGTAAATAATCTTTACCTAATACATTTAATGTATACTGATATCTATTTTCATCGATTAAAGGCGCCGCGATTAGTGTATCAATAATCTTGCCTTTTACTTCTATACCCCACCAACGTAACCACCCTACGTCGTAAGCGGCGTTGTGAAATACTTTATCACAAGGTAGCTCCATGATCTTTTTAATTTGTTTCTTAACAATGTTTTCATCAAAGTTACCACCACCTTCATGTCGTATAGGAAAATAACCTTTCCAACCTTCAACAGCTATAGCTACTCCTAGCACATATCCTTCGCCCCTTGCCCAACCCGGTCCGAGTTCCTTTATGCTTGGATCGCATGTCTCTAAATCAATCGCTATTTCCTTTGCTTCAGAAAGATCGGGAAACGTTTCGGGTGGTGTCCACTCACTTGGTGGTTGAAATAGTGGTATCTGTATCATCTTCTTTCCTATCGTTTATCTCACCTGCTATCGCCGCATATCCCGCCATGTCTATGTAACAATCTTCTGTAGTTCTATGTTTTAGTCTTGCTACTTTTACAAGCATCATACATATCGCTACGTCGTGTGCAGATATATTATAATCTAAATACGCGCTCCATAATCTCGCAATATTTTCATGATTTTGATATTTATCACCGTAGTCATGTTGTCGTTGACCAGTAACAATCTTTGCCGCTGTATCTAAATACTCTCTAGTTCTCATCTTTCTCCTTTGGTTTAATAGACCGTAAATCATTTTGCAAGAGTTGTAAATCAAGTAGTAATATTTTCAACTGATGGTCCACTTTCTCACGGTTAAGTTTTGGTAACTCTGCACGTATTTTGCGTACTTGTTTTTCTGTTACACCAACTTGTTTTAATGCAGTATCAATTGTAAACATTAAAATGCCTCCGTAAATTCTCTGTCCGTTTGTGATCGCACAATGTCCAGATTGTTTTTTGCGCGTGTCATTCCCACATAGAATACACGCCTTTCTTCATCTCGCCGTGACCAATATGCTTCGTCAGACTTACGAGATAAACCCGTTAATAACATAACATTATCTGCTTCACTACCTTTTGATCCGTGTATTGTTGACAACTTGATCCGTGGTTCGTGTCTAATGTTTTCCTTACGACGTAAACACATACGCACATATGTTTTCTTGTCGCTTTCTATATTTTCTAATACTTTAAACCAAGGTTCTTCTTTACTAGCTAGCAATCCATGCTGTGTCAATAATGTGTCATATGTGTAAAGTTTTTCTTTATCAGCACTTTTCATTGCCTTATGTTCTTTCAACACACTTTTCCCGGTTTTAAGATAAGTATAAATTCTTTTTACTCTTTTTATGTCTATTGCTTTGTTCTTTCGTAAATCTTCCCATGCAAGAATAGCTTCATGCACACGTTTATTAATAGAAGTTTCATCATTTCTTTCATAATATACTCCCTCTCTTTTTAAATCATCTTCAAGTGCATCTAATTGATATCTATCTCTTCCTAGTATCAACCAGTTTCCTTTTTTTATTTTATTTAACTGTGGAACAGGATGAATGTTTACTTCGCCTATTTCATCTCTTGATGTCCATTCTTTCTCTACCCTATCTCTAACACGTTTTATTAATGTGTCTGCTTTTTTGTGTATTAGTTTAGACAAACGATAAGACTTATCTAAAATAATTCTTTCTCCATCCATGTTAATTAAAAACTCTGGTCTTGCTCCTGCCCAACGAAAAATAGCTTGATCGTCATCACCTGCTATGTATACACGCTTTGCATTGGTCACAACACGCTCTATCATTTTCCATTGTAGCCAACTTAAATCTTGTGCTTCATCAACAATAACTACATCAAAGTTTGGTATGCTGTCGTAATGTTTTTTATTAAAATCTACAATCATGTCGGTCATGTCATATTTGTTTCTTTTCTTTTTATAATCAATCAATGACTCATCTATGTATTTTAGTTTTCGTAAACCACCATCTAGGTGTCCTATTTCTGGATAATTAAAATAAGCTTCTGTTGTTAGTCCTCTTATTTTTGCACCATCTATTACTTGCATAAACACATCATCGGGAAAACCGGCACCATACTTTTTTACTTTGTCGTTTGGATTACTTAATTTTATTTGCAACTTATTAGAAACAAAAGCGTAATCATCATCGTTCATGATGTTTTCATCTTTTAAATGTAACTCTCTGTAAGCTAAACTGTGTAACGTACGAAAGTTTGTAAAGTCTTTCGTACTATAATTTAATTGTGATATTGCACGCGATAGTGCTTCATCTGCCGCTTGATTAGTAAATGCAAGATAAGCAATTTTATTTGGGGCAACCTTATTTACTTTTAGTTCTGTTTCTAAAACATTCAACAAGTATGTTGTCTTCCCTGTTCCGGGTGGTCCATATATTACTTTTCTCAAAACGGTGTCTCCTCGTCCATGTCTGGTGTTTTAAAATCATCACTATTTTTTCTTATCCAAGGTAAGTACCACATGTAAGTTGTTTTACCTTTTACCTTACGTCTTGTTTCCCCACCGCCTAATTTATTTCTAATATGCGCGGCCATCTGCGTAGGACTATAATTTTTAAAATCATGTTTCTTTAAAAACTTTTGTAACTTATCAGATTTAAAGTAAGCTGTCATTTTTTTCACACTCACTTCTCTCTCTCCTTTTTGGTCTTTTATCTTGTCTATATATTCTCTTTCCTCAAACAATGCCTTACCCATGTCTATTTCGTCAATGTGCTCGGCTTCTCCTTGATCTTCTAAAAACTGTTCTAGTAAAGTTTCAAATCTACCCGCCTTTGTAATCTCGTGCGCCATTTCAATAATAACAACGTCTTTCATTAATTGTTGTAGCTTTCTTCTCCAAGCGGCGGCTGTTGTAGCGGTTGGAACATCTATAATTTGATTCATACACGCCTGTCCAAATTGATGTTGATTGTATAATTGCTCTGTGGTTACAACAACTCTTTGTCCATCAACATTAAGATACCATGTGGAGTCGTCACTTTTATAAACAGTTAAATCACTTATTTGACTACTAAAATTACCACCAACGCCAAACTGTCTTGACTTACATTCTTCTAAACTACAATGAAGACACATTGGTTGATCTTGACATTTATACTGATAATCTTTTTTCTCATGCTGTTTTTGCATTTTTAAAACCTGCTTTGAAGACAAAGGTGGTTTCATATACTTGTGATTAAATTCATCTAACTTATCTTGCCAATCATCTGGCCACTTTTTCTTTGCATATACTGCGTATTGATAAAGCGTATTATCTCTATTACCTTGAGGCACCCCCTGTGACATCAGTGTTTCTAAACAAGGAGGACCATCATTAAAATTTTTTAT